GATCGTACGAAAGCCGGAGCCTGGTTTCAAGATGGGATTTACTCGTTTTTTCAAAACGGTGAGGAGTGCAAAAATAAACAAAATCCTACAAAAACTGAGGTTGAAATCATTGCAGGTCTTAAGTGCAAGTCTTATGTTGCAGCTTTGACAGAAGAGTTCAAGGAGTTTGTTTTTGAGAATGGTGAGCTCGACACGAGGAAGCTACAAGAGTTCGCATGGAAGCGACTCTTTGCCTTCAAAATGAACACCAAGGTTGAAGCGCTTGTTGTCCAAGATGATGCTGATAAGCTGCGAATGTTTTTTCCGTCTCACGTTTGCAAGTTTATCTTTGACAACATTTTGTGGAAGAACTTGGTGGCAAAGCTCTATCAGCGGGGCGCTGTCATGCTTGGGTTCCGCTGGCTCGATGGAGGCGCTCAAAAATTGTTCAACAAATACGGAAAGTTTAAGAAATTTATGGCATGGGACATCAGTGGCCTTGACAGTTCCATGAAAGCCAAGGTGATTCAGATCATCTTTGAAGCTTTGTTCCATGCCTATGATCCTGAATCCGTATCTCCGGAATCGTTTAAGGTGTTCCAAATGATTTATATGATTTGTGTTGGCCACTATGTGTCTAAGGTGGTCGCCTGGGTAGACCATTTTCGCATCATGGTCGGATCTATGGCCTCAGGTGAGCTGATGACGAGTATCTTCAATACGTTGTACTGCATCGTCGCCATATTTTCCTGGTTACACCATATTGCCGATTTGAAGTTTGGTGTGAATGATAATGCTCCGGGAAAAGCCGAGTGGGTGGCTAAAAACATCGAGTCTGCTGTTTTGTTGGTGTTTGGCGATGATGGTTTGATGGGTACTGATGAAGAGGAGCTCAGTCTCTTTGATGATGTTTTTGTCAATGGGGCTGTGTATCCTAGTCTTGACACTTTTTTAAAGAAACATTGGAAAATGAGCATAAAAGTCAAAGACAGTATCCAAACCACCTCATTAAAGTCTGTTCCAAATGAGTTTGGTGACCTTCCTGAATCCACTGTGACTATTCTTAAGCGAGGGTTTGTTGAGGTTGAGTACAAAGGAAGAAAGGTCATTGGCCCCCACAAGTCCACCTCCATAACGATTGG